ACCATTGACATTTCCGCCAGTTATAGTGCCTGATCCAGCTGATATGTTACCAGCAGTGACATTGCCCACAGCACTGATGTTGCCAGGAGCACTCAAGTTGCCCGTAGCGTCAAATTGCCAAGTGCCACCAGGGGAGGTAATAAAACCACCATTGCCACTAACGCCCATATAAGAACTTTCATCAGCGGTTATCAAGTTTACATAACCACCACCAGCAACGATATCTAGGTTGGCACCCAGGGGTCTAATTTGACTGCCACCGGGTAATGTTAAATTACCAGTGGTATTAAAGTCCCATAGATTAGGACCACCGCCACCGCCGCCATTTTGTCCTACTGCTATTCTAACAATCTTTGATCCTGGAGTAGGGTTAGCATATACTGCCGCTATATTACTAGTGCCTACGTTGCCGATATCTTCCACCCAGAGTGATGATACCCCACCGTTGGCTCCAGTTGAGAATGTGATCAAGTTATGATCCTCGGATGCTATAACAGCTGAGTTGCCAAAGGCAGCATCAACGGGCGTGATAACCAAATTGCCTGTGGGGAATGTTAGATCACCATCTGTGCCAAAGTTCCACTGTGCTGTGTTGCCCGCATAGTCGTTAGTATTGATCACAATGTTGCCGGTGTTGGCCAATTGTATATACTTGTTGTCATCGCCAATGAACTGATTGTAGTATTGATTGTTTCCAGTATCAAAATGTATGTGAGTGGGTTCGTCCAGGATATTTCCACGCACTCGCAGGTATAAGTCATTTGTTAAAGACACAGGATCCGGCGCAAGATACAGTCCACTCTGTGTGTTGCTGGTGCCTGTGCCAATCACTGCTTCGCCATTGAATGTGACGCCGCCGGTTACTCGATTACCGTCGGCATAGTTTATTGCGATAATATTGCCAGGCAAGGTTAGGTTACCAGCAGTGTCAAATGTCCAAGTCTGTGTGCCACTGACATTACCAGCCTGTATGGCCACATTGCCTCCTTGTAAAACAGCAACATTGGCTTCTTCATCTGTGCCCAAAATTACATTTCCACTGCCACCACCGTATGCAACATGTATATCCGCGGCCCCGGTCAAGTAAACATTTAAATATTCACTACTGCTACCATTTGGTTGTAGATTTAAGTTACCTGTACCAATGATATTGACATCATTGAATGTGACATTGCCTGTACTAGCAGTTGAGATTCCAGTCAACTGCGCACCGTTGCCGATAAAATAGTTGCCTGCGATGTTGCCTGCGGCACTGATGTTGCCTGCCGAAATGTTGCCTGAGAATGTAGGCAAGTAGTTGGCCACATTGGCATTGCCATAACTTGAGGCTATACCAGTTAGTTGTGATCCATTGCCTAAGATATAATTGCCCGAAACATTAGCGGTTGTTGTAATATTACCAGTTGAACTGATTGGGTTTGATCCAAGTGCAGCCAAGTTGGCCACAACATTGGCATTGCCATATGTGGCTGGTAATCCAGTTAGTTGACTGCCGTTGCCAATGAAATAATCAGCAGTGACATTACCATGTGTTTCTATAATGCCATCTACTAGAAGTCCATCTTGAATGGACACAAACGAGCTGTCGTCACTCTTGATAATATTAACAGTGAGTTCTGAGGTAGTTACTGTGCTGGCAGAAAGATTACCAGTTACATTAGTATCGTGTAAATCAGTACTACCATTCACACTTAGGTATCCGCCAGTGCTGAGTCCTGTACCAGATTGTATCACTCCACTGGCAATAACTTGGCCACCGGTTAGGACATTGCCACCTGTGATGTTGCCAGTGGCACTCAAATTTGCACCGGTGTTGACATTGCCTGTGCCGTTTGGAGTCAGCACAATATTGGCATTGTTAGCAGATGTTTGGATATCCAATTGAGCTGAATCAATAATAGCACCACTGATCAACAAATTACCAGCTGTTATATTGCCATTTGACACTGTCAAACTTGTGCCAGTTATTGTCGCACCTGTAATGGCACCAGTTGCTGAGATCAATCCAGCTGTCAGCAAATTGCCACCAGTGATGTTGCCTGCAACGCTTGAAAAGTAAGTTTTTAAATTTGCGCCAGAAATTTGTTGAGTAGCATCTGATGCCACCACTGGAATAATTGCGGAGTCTGTCATGGTAGACAGGCTTGGTAGTTGTGAAATTTTTACATTGGCCATATTATTAATTTTCCGTAATTAGGTTGTTGTTGTCTTGTGTCAACAGTTCTTCGTTATTTTGTGTCGTGATAAATGTTATTACTGCTGGCGCTTGACCAGGTGCGCCAATTGTGATACCTGGACCTATTGTTATACCTGAACCAACTACAACTCCCATTATTATTCCTTGTTATGTTATATTTATATGGCCAATAAAAAAGCACCCGAAGGTGCTTTTTTGATTGTGTGCAATCTCTGATTAAGAGAAAGACAAGTTGGATACAGCGATCTCACCAACATAGTCACCGGCGTTACCGAAAGACGATGCAGTGTTTGTCAACTCAATGTAACCATAACGAGTCATAAATGACACGACTGGTTCGAATGTAGTTGGATCCAAAACAACACCACTGCTCATCAATGGAATGTATGGGCAGTAGAATGCAGGAGCGTCAGCTTCTGAACTACCTTTGTAACCAACCAATACTGGTGTTGTGTCAGCCGCATAGCTGTCAACAAACACACGCATTGAGCCATTCAATGTACCAACAAACTTGGTGTTTGTAGGAGCTTCGAATGTGCCTTCTGTTGTACGAGCAAACGCACTAGTAGTTGCAGATTGCAACACTGTCAATGCGGCTGAAGAAACAACAGCGTAGTTACCAGCACCACGACGAGTGCGTTGTGCGATCAAGTTAGCAACACGGTTGATCAACACGGCCAATGCGGCGTGTTCGTCACCAACGAATGTAGCTGTACCAGAAACGGTAGCTTGGTTGTATGTGAACTCAGTAGATGCCAATGAGCGCAAGCTCAAGAGAATCTCTTGGTCAATCTCAGCGGTAATCTCTTGAGCCAAAGCAGCCATGATTTCTGCTTCAACATCAATACCATGCATGGCTTGTGCGTCTTGTGCAGATTCAAATGTCCAACGAGCTTGCAATTTGCGAGTCTTGGCTTCAACAGCTTGCTTCAAGATTTGGACGGAAATTTGCTTACCGCCGTTACCTTCCATGGTAGCTGTGTTGCCACCAGTGTAAGCTGTTGCTGTTGATGTGTCTTTTGGTACTGTAGAGTATGCAGTAGCAATAGTGAATGGGCTCAATGCTTCTTGGCCAGCTGTGACGCTAGTTTGAGCAAGTGAGTTATCAGTCAAGCTCTGTGCATAACGAACACGCAGAGTGTGAATTTGACCAACAGGTCCTGTCATTGGCTGAACGCCAACCAACTCGTTAGCAATAACTGTTGGCATGACACGACGAATCACTGGAAGAATCACACGGTTTAGTGTAGCGATGTTACCAGATGCTGTTGAACCAGCACTTGCATTTTCTTTCAAGTACTTGCGTGTGTTCTCAAGAATAACATTCATTGAGTTGCGCTTTGAGCCGTTTAAACCTTCAAGCAATGCTTCTTTGGTCTCGCCCCAGCGACTTTCTAATAGTTCTTGTGACATTTAAGTCTCCTATAATTTAAAAATTACAGTCCTGCCAAACGCTTCAAATCAATCACATTGCTGCGATCTTCTTGAGTTGCGGATTGTGCGGGGGCTGTCTTATCACCGGTTACTGTGGACACTGATTCTGCAATCACTTTATGGGCTTTTACTGAACGGTCTTCCAACACTGCTGGTAGATATTTTTCGAAAGCTGATTTCAAACGAGTTGTTTGAACACTTTCAAGCAAATTACGCATGACATCTTGCTTTTCCTTGTTTAGAGGAGCAAGCAACATTTCCAATGTGCCATCACGCTCATTGGATTCTTTGATCATACGCAGTTCGCGTTCTTTGGACTCAACAACGACTTTCGCCTTTGCAGTGAGTTGAATTGCTTCTTTTAACTTTTGGTTTTTACGAGCAATAAGTGAATGCAACTTACGGACTTCTGCTTTCTCATTCAGGTGAGTAGCACCAAATTCAGTTGCATATGCTTCAAAGATACGACGACCAAAATTGTTCTCACGAGCAATCTTGATATCTTCTTGTAGCTGATTTAGTTCGGCCTTAAGATGTCTGCTAACAGCAGAACTCATTTTTTGTGCGCTTTCTTTAATAAAGCGTGATTTGAGTCCTTCTAACTTGCTACGAGCTTCACGCACCAAACGAACTTTTGTTTCTACAACATCACGCTTGTCTTGTGCAAATTCTTGAATCTCATGTGCAAGTGCATGTACAATGAAGTTTTCGAGTTTTGCAACTCCTTCAGTGTGCATCTTGCGATCTCTACGCAGTTCGCTAATTTCTTCAGCAAGTTTTGTAACCAAGAAGCTGTTAAACTTAGTGGCTGACTCATTCATTTTGCTGTGGAACTTAACGCGGTCTTCGGCCAAGTTACGCTTTTCAGCGGCTACTTGGGCAATTTCTGCGGCTAGACCTTCTGTTACCATCTTATCTAGGGCTTCTACCATTACTGTTTTGTCATGCTCGTAGCGTTGTGCAAACTCTTCACGGAGTTCTGCACGAACCATTTCGCGAGCTTCTGTAAGTTTTTGATCCCACGCTTCGGTGAGCTCTTTACTTACATCCTCGTTAATAAGGCCACTATCTAGCAATGGTTTAATAGCATCAAACATGCCTGGTTCTCCTTAGATTTTGAGATCTCTGATGAGTTTTTTAACTTCATCTGCGAGATATCTCTTCACTTTGTCGTCCTGGCCAGCTTCTCGCGCCATTTCCAAAATTCTATGACCGTGCTTCATGTTCATGAGGCCTTCATAAATTGCTTTTGGATAAGCATTTGGTGCGCTGGGTTGGGCAACTACATCTATAGTGACTATTTCAAAGTCACTTACATGTCCTGTTCTGTCATCAACATTACCTGATCCTCGACTGCTGACGCCCAGCTTCACGCCAGATGTCAACAATGTCTTTATCAATTCTCCCATGGGGGTCGGCAGGATTTTCAACTTGCCGCAGCCGGCATGTCCGTCCATCCACATTTTTTCAACTGTGTGACAAACTCGATCCAGATTGATTTTTAAATCATCTGGATGATCCACTTCACCTAGAACGGAGTTACCTTTTAGTATCTGTTCGTTGATAGTTTCAACTGCCTTGCGAATTTCGTATAGAGGATAGATACGGTCATTTGCATTGCGCTTGTCGCCTTCAATGCAGATGCCTTCGAGGTAGAGATGCTTTTTACCACCCACATCCGACTCTTCTAAGACTCGGATATTGGCCTGGCTAAAAGTTAATTCTTCTCTTAGGTATCTAGATGACATCTAATTAACCCTTACGACCGCTTGGTAGTGGGC